TATCAGTTCACTTGATAAGAAACAAAAGTGGGCTAAGAAGTATTGGACTTTAGTATTACATCAACTAAAAGAAAAAGGAAAACGCATACATGACTAATCTTGTTGAAGTAACTGGCGGTAACAAATTTCAAAGAGATATTGCACATAAGACAATAGCTTTTATGATTAAGAAACTAATGCCTCGTATGAGAACTCTTGATATTGAGTTAAACATATGTGATATTAAATCTGATGCTGTTGGTTACGCAATGATGACTGATAACAATAGAACATTTGAACTTGAAATTGATAAAAAGATTAATTTACAAAATTTAGTTACTACTATTTGCCATGAGATGATCCACGTTAAACAGTATGCACGTAATGAAATCAATGGTGTTGACCTATGCTGGAAAGGTAGAAACATTCCAAAAGATACTGACTATTGGAACTTACCTTGGGAAAAAGAAGCTTATAGGTTACAAAAGAGATATGCTGATGAAATTTGGGAGTCTGATTTATTATAAATACATGTAATACTATATTCAAAGGAATTATATGCAATGCTTACTTTCGAGGAGTTTCTAATGGAAGGGTTCGTTCCACTGTCGGCTGATCAATTATTAAAGCCTGGACGTGAAGGACGAGCTACTACACTAATTACAAAAATTCAAGATGGTGATCCATTTTTATTGTACAAGGATAATACTAAAACTGTAGTATTACAAAAAGGACAATCCCTCAACGATTATAAAAAAGCTCTAGATGCTGGAGACAAAAAGACTATGAATGCTATCGCCTTTAAGGGCTCTGATGGTAATGACTATAGTCTTAAAGATCTTGCTAAATCTCCTGAATTTGGTGGTAAAGGATCTGGGTCAGGTACAAGAGGCGAAGATGCTGCCCTAACTGATCTTAAACAAAAATTTAATAAAATATTAGACAAAGAAACAGTTCCCTTTCTTTATATCAAAATTGGTAAAAAGATAGAAAAGGTAATTGATATTGTATCTACACCAGGTGTTCCAAAATCTGACTTTCATATGGTAAGTCCAAGTGGAGAAGAAGTATTTTGGATCTCTCATAAACTTGGTAGTAAGGCTAACCACTTTCAGCAATATGGTGGAATGCCAGAACTTAAATTTACAAATTCAAAAGACATGAATAAGTTTGTAGATGATGTTAAAGTAGAGTTGAAAAAGCTAACAGGTGGTTCATTACCTATACTTCCTCCTAAGACAGCATTTGCGCGTAAAGTAACAGATAAGAAAATTATTAATATGACACTGTTCGGCAAAGGATTTAAGAACAAGCCAGACAGTAGACAAAATATTGATGTATTGTATCAAGGACCTATGAATCTTAAACGCGTAAGTATGAAGGACAATATTCCAGTTTATACAATTACGTCAAATCATACACAGCTACATAGCTCATTACCAAAAATGGATTATGAGCCATATTATTACGTAAGGCCTGAGCAAGCTAAAAACCAGTTTGGTATCAAAGCAGCTAGGTTCTTTATTGTAGCAAAACTTACAGCCGTTAAAAACAGAAATACTAAGGTAATATAATGATCAAAGGTTTTACTGCACACCTTATTAGTGAACAAAAAAACACACACATGATGCACTTGGAAGACCAAGTTATCTATGGTGGAGTTAAAGGTGCAAGGGATGCAATCCTTGCATTACGTTCTTTACGTGATATGCTAGCTGGTAATGCAAGTAAGTCTGTAGACGTTACTGTAAAGTGGGATGGAGCACCAGCAGTATTTGCTGGTAAAGATCCGACTGATGGTGAGTTCTTTGTAGCTAAAAAAGGTGTCTTTAATAAAGATCCAAAAGTATATAAGTCACATGCCGATATCGATGCAGATACATCAGGAGATTTATCTGATAAATTAAAAGCTGCTTTTGATGCTTTAAAATCTTCTAACATCAAGGATGTTATTCAAGGAGATATTATGTTTGTCAAAAGCGATCTCAAAAAGGATAAAATCGATGGACAAGAATATATCACCTTCCACCCGAATACAATTGTTTATGCTGTGCCTACGGGAACACCAATGGCGAAAGAAATTAGCAAAGCGAAAATTGGAATCGTCTGGCACACAACATACAAAGGAAAAACCTTTGAAGAAATGAAAGCTTTATTCTCTGTAGATATGAAACAACTAAATGGTGCTAAAGGTATGTGGGCACAAGATGCCACACTAAGAGATCTGTCAGGTACAGTAACTCTTACGAAAAAAGACACTGAAGAAGTTACAAAAGCACTTAGTGTTGCTGGTACTATTTTCAGAAAGATAGCTTCTTCTACTCTACGGCAAATAGAACAAAATCAAGATATTGCTAAGATCATTGAGACACATAATAACTCTTATGTTCGTAAAGGACAAAAGGTAGTTAATACAACTAAGCATGTTACATCATTGATCAAATATATTAATGATAAATATGGTAAGGAAATAGATAAAAGGTCTAGTGAAAAAGGTAAACAGGTTCAGATTGCTAAACGAGATGATCTGCTAAAATTCTTTTCACCGGCCAATAAAGCTAACCTAAAACTTATTTTTGATTTACAAAATGCTATTGTAGATGGGAAATTAAAACTTATAAATAAACTTAATAGACTAAGTAAAATGAATACGTTTATTAAAAAGAAAAATGGCTACGAAGTAACTGGTGTTGAAGGTTATGTGGCTATTGATAAATTGAAAGGTGGAGCAGTAAAGTTAGTAGATAGAATGGAATTCTCTTCTAACAACTTCTCACCGGACGTGATTAAAGGCTGGGACACAGTGTCCCGATCCTAATGGAAAGAGCGGAAATGGTAAAGTTTAAACAGTTTGTTGAAATATACGAAGAGACTTCATTAGATGAAGCACTCAACGTTCAACAACGTATGAAATTAAAACAATCCTTGCGTAGAAACAAAGCTAAGATCCAATTGGGTCGAAGACGTGCTGCGCGTAAGATGGCATCCGCAGAAGTTCTTAAAGGTCGGGCTCATAAACAAGCTAAAAATCTAATTGTTAAGAAAATTCTGAAGAATAAGCAAAAAGGTGACTTATCTTACGGTTCAAGGGTTAACTTAGAAAAACAAGTAGCAAAGCGCAAAGGTGCTATTCTACGTTTGGCTAAGAAACTTCTTCCCAAAGTAAGACAAAAGGACCGCACTAAGCTTCAAAATAAGGGGTCTTAGTATGCAATTCAAATCATTTACTCAATATGTTACCGAAGAAACTAAAGACTTAACTGTTGCTTGGGGTAGGTATAACCCTCCAACAATTGGTCATGAAAAGTTATTTGCTGCTGTAAACAAAGTAGCTTCTGGTAATAGTTTTAGAATATACGCATCTCAAACAAATAAGCCAAAGACAGATCCCTTGGACTATAAGACCAAGGTTAAGTATCTCCGTAAAATGTTTCCAAGATATGCAAGGTCAATCATGTATGCACCTAAGGTTCGTACTCTATTTGATTTGCTTACAACATGTTACGATGAAGGCTTTACAAGATTAACAATTGTTGCCGGTTCAGATCGTGTCAAAGAATACGAAGTACTTGCAAATAAGTATAATAACAGAAAAGGCCGTCATGGATTCTATAACTTTGATGGTGGTATTAACGTAGTATCAGCTGGTCAAAGAGATCCAGATGGTGAAGGTGCTTCTGGTATGTCAGCCTCTAAACTTAGAGCAGCTGCAGCTGATAACGACTTTCAAGCATTTTCAAATGGAATGCCAAAAGGATTTAAAGATGCACAAAAGCTTTTTAATGATGTTCGTAAAGGTATGGGCCTTAAAGAATCATATGACTATCGTTCACATATTCAACTAGAGTCAGTATCTGAAAAAAGAGAAGAGTATGTAAATGGCGAACTCTATAAAGAAGGTGATTTAGTTGTTGTAAAAGAAAACGATCAAATTGGTACAGTTCTTTTCTGTGGTTCTAACTACGTATTAGTAGAAATGAATGGTGGTAAATATCGTAAATGGATTAATGATATTGAACGTCTTCCTGATGCTATGCAAGTAGAAGGTAAAGAGGATAGCGATATTGGTGATAAAAAAGGTTCTCAACCTGCAATATATCATACAGGATTAAAGAAATCTACTAAACAAAAAAGAGATGCTCAATTCAAAAAGCAGGCTAAAATGGATGATGATGATCCTTCTGCATATAAGCCTGCACCAGGTGATAAAGAAGCGAAAACTAAAACATCTAAGCACACTAAGAAATTCAAACAAATGTATGGTGAACAACAAGTAGACCGTGCAAAAGCTAAAATAGATCGTGAAAAGAAACGTGATGCTAGCAAACATGATCGTATGCTAGATCGCGCACGCATTCGCGATACATTAAAAAAGAACAGGGAAACCAATGCAAAGTCTTAAACAGTATATGTCAGAAAACGCTACAGCTGGCCTGAAGAAAAAAGCTGAAAAATCTGGTATGCCAATCGGTATTCTACGTAAAGTATATAATCGTGGAATGGCAGCTTGGAAAACAGGTCACCGTCCAGGAACTACTCCTCAACAGTGGGGAATGGCCCGAGTAAATTCATTTGTAACAAAATCCTCTGGAACATGGGGTAAGGCAGACAAAGATCTAGCCAGTAAAGTAAGGGGAAGTTAATGAAATCGTTTTTTGAACTATCAAAACAACTCGTTGAAGCAAAAGACGAGTTCAAACCACATAAGATGTATGATCCAAAAACTGGTGAAGCATACGATGCTGATACAGAAGCTGATCATCTAAAGTATAAAAAAATGGGTTACACTCATGAAAAGCCTGAAGTAAATGAAGCGTTTAAAGCTAGGCAGCTGAAAAAAATGAAAAGAGTTAAAGGCAATATGTCCATGGCTGATGCTGACGGCCCAAAGGCCAAAAAAGCATATGGCATGGGTCAAACGTATGCAGGCGCAAATGAGTTAAAACACACTGATTATTCAAACTATATAGAGAATAAGTCTGGTGTTAAAGATGTTTACTTTGATGGA